CAGGAATTTTTTTGTCCCAAGTGTGGAGATAGCGCGCCCCCGAGTGCCGCTTTTTGCCGTAAATGCGGGGAGTCTCTGACCCCAGCAACGCCGCCACAAGTTAAATCAAGGAAAAGAACTTTCAAGTAAGAGTTTGCATGGATTATTTGGCTTTTCGGATGGAATAAATCAGGTAGTTTTAGCTTTAAGAGATTTTGTGTCATGGTTTTTGTCGTCGCATTTATTGGCAGTGAAATCACCCACTCGCCAAACGCGACTCCAATGCCGGACTCTACAGCAAGCGCCGAGGACGTTCAAGCGGTAGATACGCCAACCCCCGTGGATTCACACGCTCGACGCGCTACCGCTCAAGAATGGTATCTCCGTGTAGTCAACCAAGTTTCTCTCACGCGCGCATGTGTCACCATCGCAGGTGATTTTATAGAAAAAGGCGATTCCGTTAACGCCTCGGCGATTCTCAAAAGAGCAATCGACACAGCAGCTAAGGCCGCTTCAGCCGCAAACGACAATACGCCTGAGGGATGGAGCGACGTTCAAGGCAGCTTTTTTAGCGCCACAAACGATCTAAAAGATGCGGTTTCTTCTCTCCGCTCGTATCTTGATAATCAAGAGCCATCAAGCGCGGCTGATTCGAAAGATAAAGTGGAATCATCGGCTGAATCTTTTCGGCGAGGAGTTCAACAAGCCCGCTCCCATTACGTTGCTATGGGTGGTAAAAGCGATGATTTGTCCAATGGGAGCGATATGACGGAGAGCACGATCAAGCTTTTACGTTCCATGGAAAATTGAAATCATCTCACGTTACGAATCGCCCGCCCGATAATCGCGGACCAGAGGCGTTGTAAATATTCATGCACGATTTCGAAGCCGATCTTGAACGCAGGCCGCGGCGGAATGTGCGCGTTCCCGAACTCATGAATGGGTGCGAGGAAATTCGCACTGCCCATGCCCGCTATCGTGCCGTCCGCTTCGTGCTCGACGCTTTCCCGTAACTCTCCGCTCCGTACAAGCGGCTCATTCGGCGCGTAGCCAAGCTGCGCGCGTTCGGCTTGCGTGGAGTCCGCGAGCGTTTGCAACGGCGGATCGTGTCCGAAGACTTCCTTGACCGCATCGGCCATGAGCGGCGCGGCGATGTGCGCGGCTTCAAAAGGGGCGTCGACGAGGTTGAACGCAACGCGGTCAAGGTGATCGGCGAAAGCCCCCCATCCGTCGAATCGCTGCGCCATCGCCTATCCTCCGGGTGGAGTTGGAGGCGGCTCCCATGTGTCCGTCTCGGGGTCGTACGTTCCGCCTTCGCGCTCCCACTTCGCGATGTTGATCGCGTGCGTCCAGCCCTCAAGCTCCCATCGTGGCATACTCTTGGCGTCTCCCCAACCGACTCCGGCGGCAACCGCCGTCGCCATAACCTTTACGGCTTGTCGTTGGGCGAATTTTTTGGGTCGTGCTCCTCGGCGATCTCATTCGCAAAAATGCGGTATTCCATACCGAGGCGATCGGCATGCGCGCTGCTAATGCGGTTGAGGAATTTTTCGTATTCCAGTTCATCGGATTTCGGAGACACGCTCTCACCGTGAGGAGCGTGCTTATCCTTGATCTTGACGACCGAGAAAATGCCGTACGTTTTGAAGATACGTTGAATCGACGGCCGTCCGGTTTTCGATTGCGCGAGCGAGAAATCGTCTGCATCCATCGCCTCGGCACAGGTCAGCTCTTGCATGGTGATCGAGATAACCGGAATGTCTTTTCCGGTGACCATCTTCTTCTCGCCGTCAACGATCTCTTCAACGTCGCGCCCGCGCTTCGATTCAAGCACGATCTCTTTCCGTGAGAGGTTGCGCTTTTCTATTGTTGCCATCGGTTACTAGAGCCTTTCCGTTGCGTATGCTTTTAAGGTCGATGAAACGCGCTTCGTGCGGCTCCACGTTCCTTCATCCGGCTGATCCACGACGACGTGCGTGTAGGTATTGATGTCCGTGCTGTTGTCGAATTTATTGCGGATCGTTTGCACAACGGTTAATTCAATTTGCCCTTGCCCGGAGTAAAAATTCGCATCGAGGAATTTCATAAACTTGGTAAGATCGCCGTTGTAGCGGTCGAGGGTGATATCGCCTTCCCATTCGCCCGGAATGCGCGTGTGATAGATACGCCCGCCGTCTGTTATGCCGTCGTCCTTATCAATTGTTGATTTTTGCATGAAGTGAACGGCCGTGGTTCTGCCTCCCAAAAAAATCTCTTGTCCATTATCGTTCCGCGTAATTTTCAAACTCTGATCGGTGCCGTAATTTGCATTAGCACCCGTGTATGATGGGCCGAACGCCATTGCTTATATCCCCGCAAGGAAACACGGCTGGGCCGGAACTCCGAAGAGAACCAGCCTAAAGACGTGCAAAAGTGAATGTGGTGCTAGATGCTAGGAGGTTGGAACCGTGCTGCCCACCGAGATTTGACCGATCGCAAACTCAATGCCGGCCAGTGTCGTTCCAAAGATGTTGTAAGCCAGGTATCCCGCAGCAACTTGCGGTGCTGTGGAGATGAACACGTAGCGGAATGCTGCCAGCTTTTGCCCTCCAACGCCCGTGGGGCTTATGAGATCTTGCCGGAGCTTTTCCATGTCCGCATTGCAATCAGTTCGCGTTGCATCCGTATCCAAGCCGCTGGTGGGAGGTGGCGTTTGCGTTCTCCCCACATATCTCGAGAGCACCCCGAGAACACGCCTGGCGACGTAATCGTAGGTCCGCGTATCGAGAATATTGCTGCCGTCGGAAGCCTTGCCGTGCGGAAGTCCGTACAATCTCCCCGTGCGCGGCTGCCCGTTGGTCAGGTACATGATCCCGTTTGTCTTGCGCTTCGCGCCCTCGGATTGCGGATCGACCGGTAGCGCGGATGTCGTCGTTTTTTCCGTCGCGAGAACACCGGCTTTCGTTGCCCCTTCCGGTTTGTTTGAGGGATCAAACCACGGCGGAATCGACATGATAATTCCGGCGATTGCTCCCATCGGAGAAACGAGAACCGAGTTTTGCCCGCTCAAGACATCGGGGAAATAATCCCAATCCAAGCACGAGATAATGCGGGCGTAATTGATATTGTTGACGTTTTTCGTGGTTACCGCACTATCCGTCAAGGTCGATGAGGGGAACGCCGTAAATCCGATTCCCCCAACCTGATCCAGGAAAGACGCCATACTTGCGGCAACCGTTGGATCGGTAACCCCCGCGAAGAGAATGCCGCCGAAGGATTGTCCGCGTAGGGCATACATGCCCTTGCGAGCGTTTCCATCTTGACCAACAAACATCGATGGAGTAAGTGGACCACCGTTGCTTCCGCCGGACGCCGCATTGTTCACGCCGGTCAGCGGCGGTGCCGTTGAGGAGCCGGCAGACACCACGGCGACGGGAGAAGCGACGCTGTTCGGCGCGGTCCCGTTGATTTGCGCCAAAGCGTTCGCCTTGAAAGTAGCGGCATCATAACCACCTCCGGCCGTTGCGTAGCCGATGATATTACGCCACACTTGCGTGGGGTTGTACGGATAGTTTACCGTGATATTGTAGACCGGGCTTGTGCTTGTTGATCCCGCGACGAGATCCGCGCGCGTGGTCATGCCGTTTGCGTTGGTGCCGGGATTAACGGCGGGGAAAACGAGCACATTGCTCGGGGCAGCGCCGCCGCTCATGGCCGTCGCGCTGCTCGGCGTTACCGTTTGCCCCGAACCGACTACCGTCGCTCGAATGGTAATGGAGTTTCCGGCCGTTCCGGCCGCCAGCGCATTCACCGGAATCGTGCCGACGGAAGGCGTTACCGCTTGAATAAATGCGCTTGATCCGAGAACCGCCGGCGAATTATTGATGAGCGCCGCGAGCGCGGCCGCAGTTACCGTGGGCGTTTGCCCGTTCGGAACGGCGTATGCGCCCGAGGATGGGACGTTTACCGTCGTGCTGCCGTTTACGAAGGCGAGCGCAATGGTTTGCGAGGTTCCCGCGTTTGTTGCTACGACGATGTTTTCGGTTGCGAAGCCGGTGTTGTCCACCATGTTAGAAGTGGCGTTTGTTTCCGTTCCGTCCGTGGGGCGAACGAGAACGAACTCCGTTGCCTCAGGTCCAGCGGATAGGACTTCACGCACGCCGCTGTTCGCCATGATCGCGTTGTTGACGATGCCCGAACCAACTGCGGCTAAAAGCCCGGCCGTTCCACCGTTGGTCGAAACGCGGATAGGCGTGTTGGGCTTACCATCGGTGAATGAACCAACAACGGCGAGGACGTTACTTGCCGGACCCGGCGTAAGTTGCGGAGGCGCTGCAACTTGAACGACATACGCGCCGTCCGCTACGAGATTGGATGCTGCGCCCGGTGAAATAAATGACACGAAAAATTACTCCTTTGGCCCGACGGTAGGCGCAGAAGCAGCAGTGACTTTGGGAATTGACGCGGGAGTAATAGGCGGCGGCTCGGGGGCCTCAACGTACGGCGTTCTATCCGTAACGGCTACACAACGATGCCAAGAGTCGTGATCTAAAATGCGTTGCGCATCTGCATCTTCAAAGACGCGCCCGCGTTGAGATAATTCGCTTTCATCCGCGAAGTGAAATGGAACGGTAACGGTGACTCTCACGTAGCCTCCTCATGAAATGAAAAAAGGCGCGCGAAAAGCGCACCGGTTGATGGGTTCTAAAAACTCTGGTTAGTCGTTTATGAAAATGTGAGCGGCTGCGTTGTTGATCGAAAAATGCTCTTCTATCGATTCAACTTGCGAGCCGGATATTGAACTTACGGCGTAATACTCAACGTCGTAGACGAGGTGCGCTTCATAGCAAGAATACGAAAGCTGTAGCTTATCGTTATTCCAGTTTTGACGACCGCTGAATTGGATTCGCATCGACATGCCGTTCGAGAGCGTCAAAAACGAATTATCAATCGTCCCAATCGATGAGAGCAGCGGATCGATCATTGCGAAGCGTGTATTGGGATCTGGGCACCAAACGGAAACCTGTACGCTGTTTTGTAGTAACTGCGCTTCACGAACCAACGGGACGACAGATGCGCCGATGTTGCACGAAAGATACCAAGGACTCGTGATATTGCCGGACGATGAGCCGCCATCGAGCGAACCGGCTTGATTTAATGCGCCCGACTCATCTAGCGCCATCGGGCTATTGAGGTTCACGAGATCGGGAGTTGCAAAGGATAAATCTTGAGTGATTTTTACGCTTGCGCCGGTAGCTGATGCGGAAATACCTTGAACGGCGAGTTCGTTGATCGCGTTCTGCGTTTTCGTCGCGACGGATTGAAGATTGTCTCCGGTGACGGTTTGAAAATATGCGTCAACAAGAGGAGAGCCGAAAAAGGTGTGGATATTGAGCCCAGGGATGACCGAGCCGGAAAACGTAAGCGTATCATCCACAACTTCAGCGGTGAGCGGAACATTGGGAGCAGAAACGGAGACGTATTCCGGCGCGTATCGCGTATCTTGCTTGCCGCCCGCCAACAAGTAAACGGAAACCTGCGATTGCGCCTGAGAGAGAATCTTGTCCAACTCCGTTGAAGTCGGCCAACCCACGATAACTTGAGCAACGGCGTCGAGATTGCCGGCAGTTGCCGCAGACGCAAGGGCGACTTTGACGGCCGAGCGTACCGTTTCGAGAACGTCCTGCTCAATCGGCTTCATCGTCGTCTATCTCCGGGTTATCGTGGTAGAAAGCGGCCATCTCCGCGTCGAGGGCATCTAGCTCGACGCGCATACGGCGTTCTATCTCGTTGCGCGAAGAAGAAATCGCCATCTCGCGGATGACGTCGGCCATGCCGGAGGCGTAGCGAGTAGAGCGATGCGCCGGAAAATGTACGCGGAACGAGTTGCGTAAGCGCTCAAGCTCCTCGTTCGCGCGCCGCTCTATCGCGCTCGCTCGCTCGCGGTATTCGGTAGGCTTCAAAGGGAAAGCGAAGTTACGAGGGCTTCCACCGCGCGCATGATCTGCTTGGGTGAACAGGGCTTCCCGAGCAGAATCGCTCCCTGATCGAGCAGGCAGCGAAACGCCTCTTTTTGCGCGTCGAGCGTGACGATGATGACGCCGCGCGCGAGCTTCTTCTCGTAGATGATCTTTGCGGCGACCGAGCCGTTCCCACCGGTCATCGTGTTGTCCAGAATCACGATGTCGGGCTTGTGCCTACTGCAAAGCTCCACGGCCTCAACGCCGTTGCTGGCCTGCCCTACGACCTTGTGACCCGCTCTCGTCACCGTCCCCACGATGTAAGCGAGAGTAGGGGCTGAGTCATCCGCGCAAACAATACGCATCAAACATTCACCCTCTCAATGGTGCAGATGTAACCGGACATACCAACCGCATTGCTGGAAAAAGACCGCGCAACTTGATACGCATCCATGTTGGGGAAGCGCAAGCGATCAAGCTCATGCAGCATTTCTCCCGGCATGAGCGGAAGCCAAACGATGTAATCTTCGCGATAAAGTCCCGTGCCGGGAAGAGCGCTTACGCCGTCGCGGACGCGCGAGATCGGTTGCAGACCCGCAAGTACCGAAGCATTGGGGATCGTGCCGTCGTCGGAGAAAAAATAATTACCGTTTTGGAGCTTTAGAAAATGCTCGGTGCCCTTGTCAACGCCGCCGTATCCTTCCGTTTCCACGATGCCGGACATGGGCTGCTGATCCGCCGCGCCCGCCGTCGGCATGATGCGCGAGACGGCACAACCCGCTTCCGTTCTCACAAAGATCGTTTCGTGCATAGGGCGCATCTGGGCCAACGTGAAGATGGAGCCGTCGTTATATTTTCCCGTTTGCGTGAACGTATCGCCTATTTTTAGTTGAAGATTATTGCACGTCGCCTCGAAAGCAAGGATATCAAAAGCGGAGTTTTCGAGCATTTTCCGCGACGCCTTTTCAACCCACGCGCGAAAGCCGCAGCCGTTGCCGGTAACGTCTATTGGATCATTATTCGAAATAGAGGTGTTCGTATTTTCATTGAGCCTGCGAACGTCGTACGGTTGTCCCCAATCCTCGGCAAAACCGCCGCCCATGAGTTGAAGCTCCTCGTGCATCGCATCGAAAGCACTCATGGAAAATCTCCGGCATTAGCTTAGGGTCGATATTGTCCAAGGGGCGATGAGGCGACGGACTTCTTTCCGCGTTTCCACACCTACGGGATCGATTTTTATTTTATCCATGAACTGCGAGTAGGGTCCCATGCCCATTTTTTGACGCCTTCGCTTATTTAAGAGCGTGGTTGCCATCATGATCGTTGCCGAACGTATCTCCGACGGATATTTTGCCATGGTGTAGCCGGATGTGTAGGCGAGCTGCAAAACATTCGCCGAGTACCCGATGGTTTGCAATTCACCGAGTAACGCGAAATTGCCAACCGCATAAGCGAGGACTTCGCTGTAGTCAAGAGACGTATTAACGTAGATGTCGCCAACATTGAAAACGGTAACAAGGTCTTTTGCTGAAATAAACGTCAACTGGTCAACGGATTGGATCGGGCACCGCCGCCCGCGGCAACGGTATGGCCGAATAACCGGAGGGCCTTTCTTGTTCTCACGATAACGCGGGTTTTCGACCTTCTGGAGAAGGCGCACACCATCGCCCATCATGGAATCGATATCGGAACTTGCGCGGCGCAGAATGATGTCGAGTTCGCCGTGGGCGAGCTTGGAAACATCCTCACCCTCGCCGATGTATTCGGACGCTTGAATGTACTGTGAGCACGCGCGAAGGGCGCATGTTTCCGCCGTTGCATCGCCTGCGGTCACGGTGAGCGTTCCATCCATCACACCGTCCGGGATGACGATCTGGACGTTCGTCGTGTTGAAAGTCGCATGGAGCGTTATGGTCGTTGGAGAGAGGCCCGGAGCGGCAGTCACGCCCTGTGAATCGAGCCGAACCGACGCGCCTGATCCCGCGACAAGACCCTGTCCTTGTAGCGTGACGATGTTCCCGGGGGCAGCGTCAACAATCGAAGTCGAAAGTGATGCTGCCATGAGTTACCCTTTACGCGAGAGAGCGTTACCGCCAGGACTTTGGATCGAGATACGTTTTTTTCTGAAGCGGCTTAAGAAGATCGCTCATGCGCTTATTGATTTGATGCTCGAGAATCGTCTTGCCGTCATCACGCGGAAGGATGCCGAGGAATTTGTTTGCGGCCTTCATCTCATCGCGCTCTTCGGGAGTTGGGGTCGGATCGGGAATGCCGGAACACTCCACCAGTCGATAGCCCGCAGCTTTAAGGGAATCGCGCTGTTTAGCGTTTATCTCTCCGTTGCGGGCTACGCCGTGATCCGTATGCAACTGCACACCCAATCGCACGCCGACGACGCGGAACGGCATGAATTACGATTTAGCGTTCTGATTGATAATAGGCAGAGGGTCGTTCTTGCCGACCGGAGCAGGAACCGTCGGCAATGGACCGGCATTTTCCAGCTTCTCTTCTTCCGCCGGGGAAGCGTTATGCGGCACGAATTTGTAGCCGTCGTCCATTAAGTGCTTTTTGACTTTATCGCCGGGTTCCGTTCCGTTGCGAAACCACCCGTACGGCGTGAAGATATGGACGCCGAGGTTAAGTCCCTTGATGAGTTGTCCCATGGGTTTTCACTTTCTATGACGGCACGGGTGAAAGCCGCGCCGGGAGGAACCGGGAAAGAACCATCCCGGCGGTTTGCTATGCGAATTTCGCGAGGCATTAGGACGGTACAACAACGCTCGTTGTTCCGGCTCCTTGCCCAACCCATACTGTGCAGTTTCCGTTCGTCAACGCCGCGATAACGGCCGTCGCGGTAGGCTCGATCGTCAAGAAGCCGCTAACTCCTTGCGTTGGCTGAATATGCACGTTTACGGTACCTTGCGGAGCGAGAGACGTATCGTTCTCAACGTCAGCCGGATCACCATAGGGAGCACCGACAACTTTGGCGTTGTCGATCTGCGCGATAACCTGTGTAGCCATCGTATCTTATCCTTGCTCCGATTGGAGCTGATGCGGGGCGTGCTTGCGCGCGCCCCTAAAGCGTTTTAATCAGAGTTTGGATTAGGCGACGCGGCAGCTTACACGCGCAAGGTACTGCGGCGCTTTCGCTGCGAGCCCGAGCAAGCAATAGATGATCGCCAACTCGCGGAGTTGTCCGTCCGTGCCAATCGGAATGCGAATAACCGTTGCTTCCGGCGCACCGAGATACGGGATTTCCATCGTATTCGTCTGGAGGATGAAGATATCGAAGTACGTGAACGGATTGGAGTCAACCCACGTTCCGATGCCGCCGGCCGCCGTACCACCGGGCACGACGACAACCGGCAACTCGCCGACATCCGTGGATATCGCTTGCACCGAGAAGCCGGGGACGATCTCGTGTCGCGACGGCGTAATGATGCGCGTCAACTGCATCTGATCCTGGAACATCGCTTCGGAGCCGCGCGTGGTCGTCACGATGAGGTCCGGCTTGCCGCCCTTGTCGACGATGGCGTTCACCTGCGTACGCACCGCATGGAGAACGCGCTGGTCGGTCCAATTGGTCGTGCGTATATCGACGAGTGCGTTATTTTCCGGCGGCGCTTGATTCTGGAGAATATAACGCAAGCCGTTCATGCCGTTTGCGTCGTACTTACCGTTTGCCGCCGTATCCGTGGTTGATCCGCTATCGGAATCCTGGAAGCGCAGCATTTCCATCTGCGCGTCGCGCATAAGCGTGAGCAAGCCGCCGTCCACTTCACGCGCCATGAGGTCCGTAGACGGTGCGCCCGCATTCATCCCGGCGAACATCGCCTTGAGCGTTACGCCCCTACGAACGGCCAGTTGCGCGATGTTTGTCGTCTTACGTAAGTAGACGTTTGCATCGTCGGCAACGGTTCCGGTTTCCGAAAGCGTGTGCGGCACTGCGCTGCCGGTGAATGCCGTTTGCTGTAGATATGTGTGCGAGAGGCCGTTGGACGGAACTTTGTCGAGTAAATTATAGAGCGGGAACTCTTTGACGAAAACTTCCATAACGGAAGGCTCGAGGCGTTGCGCTACGATCGGCGATACGCTTGTCGAATCAGCGTTTCTCGTTTGCGCCGCCAAGAGTTGGCCGAACTGCTGAAGGACGGCGTCATTGCGCGCAAGCCCTTTGTGTGCGGGCTTAAACAGCGGGTAATTGTTTTCCATTTACACTTTCCTCGTGAAATGAAAAAAGAGCCGCTGAATAAGCGTACTCTTTCGTAGTGAGTAATTTGGGTTGGAAATGAAAAAAGGCCGATCGTTACAATCGGCCCTCGTTCAAAATTGAATTATGGTAGCGGTTATCGCCCAGCTACCATGTCGCGCCCGGAAGGAGCGCCTTCTCCCTGCAGCATCTTTGCGATTGCCGCAACGCGCTCGGTTTCGTTCTTCGGGTATGCCGAAGGATCAACGGCGGTGTTACGTATTGCGGCGAGTTCGGCAAAGTCGGGAGACTTGCGGCCGAGACGCGTGTCCTTAGCCTCGGCAATCTTCGCTTCCAATTCCGCAAGCTTGACACCAGCCTCGGTAAGCTTTTTCTCGATGTCCGAAAGCTCGGTAGATTTCGCGGCAATAGATGCTTCGGTCGTAACAAGGTAGGTGGTTCTTGATTCCAGGAGCGCATTCGTTTCGGTCAGAGATAGCGCCCGCGAAGCAAGGTCGGCATCTAGCGTAGTCGTGATCTCATCCGATAGGAGGAGCAACTTGACGCCGTCAGGCAGGATGCCGGGCGTAGCAAACACGCCGCGCAAGGAATCGAGGTACTGCGGTGCTGATTGCACGATAAGCACATCGCCCGCTTGTAGTTCGAGCTTTTCGATACGCGCCGCGAGTTGATCGGGATCTCCATCCCCTTCAGGGACCGCTGCCGCAAGGCAATCGATCGCCTTCGCGATATGACCACCGCCGCGAACGCACAGACCGTGCCCTACGGATTTCGCGAGGTGGCTGATCGCTAGGCTTATCTTCCCCTGGTTTCCATTGGGCGTTTCGCCGTCGCCATCTGCCGAATCACGCTTTACAAGTTCCGCGCCTGCGGTGATGAGCTTAGAGAGCGCGTCAATCGCGTCGGCCGCTTGCGCGAGCATGAGCTTTGCCGGATCGTTGCCGGCGGCTTCACGGAGCGATACGGATAGCTCGGTCATCTCCACCGGATCGTCGTTGCTCTTCTCAATCGCCCATATTCCCACTTCCAGGGCGAGGCGCGTGCCGTTGCCGTTTTCGTCGCCAACCTTATCTTGTAGCTCGCGCAACGTCTTCACCGCAGCATCGCGGCCAATTGCTCGAAGCTCTTCCTCGGTAACGAATGTGCGGGCAACAATCGGAGCCGTCGTCGTCGAGTCGGCGGTTTTCGGCGCTTCGTTTTGCACGGGATCTTGCACCGCAGGCACTTCTTGCGCGGGTGTCTCCACTGCCGGATCGCCCTCGGAACGCATCTCCGGGCGAGGATTGTTGGGGCTGCCGGGAACACGGCGCGTTTCGGCATCTTCGCCGAGGAGCGAACGCTGCACGAATTGACGCAAGCCCATGTTGGACTTGCCCTTTTCGCTCGCTTCGCGGGTGATACGCTCGGCAGCCTCAACCGCCTTCGCTTTCATGTCCGCGGCGTTCTTGCACCATGCACGTTGATTCGCGGGGATGCCGACGAGCGAAATTTCGATGAGATTCAGGTCGGTAACGTACAGGCTCCAGTAATCCGGCGATGCCGGATCATCGGAGAGCCATTCCGCTTCCAGGAAATACGCCCCGATGCTCCAACCGTGACGGATGCCGTCTTTGACCTGTTGCCAGGCTGCTAGAGCGCGCGGATTCGTTTCGGTGACGCGACACTTGATATCGAGGTCGATGAACGTCTCGCCGTCATCGTCGCGCGTTGTGAGCGATGCGCCGACGAATGCGCCGAGCGTATCTTCAGGGATCTTATATTGGTGGTTTACCCACGCCGTAAGGCCGGAGTTTTGACCGGACAATTCAGCCGCAAGCTTCGTGAGCTTTTCCAACATCTTGACCTGGCCGCTCGGCGCGATGATGTCGCCGTACAGGTCTTTCGCTGTGGAAGATGCGGTGCCGCCGAGAAACTTGACCTCTTGGCCGTCGATAGTCTCGGTGTACGCCTTCAGATTAACGCCGTCAAAATTCAAATCAAAATCGCGACGAATCACGCGCTCGTCTTTTTTGCTCATGGTGTTTCCTCAAAGAGTTGCGCGTGATTCGCGCGAGTGATTTAGCTATGCCCAGCTCAGGGTGATTGTCGGCGCATTCGCTTGCGCCGGAACGGATATACCGAGCGCCGCAGGCATGTCGAAGGTGTACTGATCGCCGACTGCTGCCGCTGCCTTGACAACGCCGATGACGTTTCCTGTGGCCGTACCCGATGCAGTATCGTAAATCAACATTGCCACGGAACCATTGCCCGCCGCAGTTACCTGTGCTTTGCAAATGACGCCCGGCGTTGCCTTGAGAATACCGCTGCCCGCGAGCGATGCGCCTGCGGCGGCGATTGACGTGGCTTGCGCGCCGCCGGCAAAGACGTAAGCGCGCCCGACGATGCCTTGCAAGCGATCTATTGTTGCCGCGCCGTTGAGTAGGCCGATCGCGTGTTCCGGCACGTTTTTAATGGCCTGCGCGTCTTGTGTTGCCGCGACCGCTTGCGCGTAAAAACCCGTCGCCGGATCGAAAACAACGCCCTGAACCGGCAAGATCGCTGACGGAAGAATGAGGCCAGCCTGGGGACCAGCGTAGGCCGAAGCCGACCAAAGAATCGTGGTGTGACCACTGAGCGCGATTGCCGTGGTAATCGGAATCGTGGCTGATCCGACAACATAGGTCGGTGCGACTTGCACGACTTCAGTGTTGCCGCTCGTAAGATTCGTTGCACCCGTCGTGAGCCAAATTTTTTGGTTTGGACGTAAACCTGCGGGAGCTGAGGAGGCGATGATCGAGGTCGAGGCGACGCCACCACCGGAGGAAATGCTTACGTTGTTGAGCTTGAGGCCGTACGTACTGCGTAACGGGCTCGCGAGAACGCCATCGCTCGCGTATAAGGCTGAAGCTGCTGCGGCAGATTGGCCGCCGTCAATATCGACACCGGCAACAGCTTCCCCGTTTGCCGACTCGACCCAAACCATTTCCACGTTCTCATAACCGACTAGCGTACTCTGAGCCATTACTAACCTCCGGCGCTTTGCGCGTGATTTGTGGGAACAAAAAAAGCGACTTGCTTGTCGCCGTTATGGATACGCTTAATTTTTACGCTTATGGATTCGCAAGCCCGCACGCCGGGCAGTTCGGAACACGATCTGTACTCCGATATCCAGTGCCGCATCCATCGCACTCAACGCTCTTCTCTTGCGTTTCGTCATCCTGGCCCTGCGCTGCTGGATCGCCGACTTTCGCAGTCTCCGTCGGCCATGGGCGATCACCCCATTTCACGGGATCAAGGCCCTTGCGCGCCCGAATCTCGTTCGGGAACGTGCATCCGATCTCCATATTTATGCGGTCGATTTCCGCCTCTGTTAATTCATCGCGCGGCGTGAGATTTTGAAACTCGAATTTATGTCGGTGTAATGGATCGATCACCCATAAAATCTCGCGCGTGATGTAAGACTGAACGACGTTCGCAAGGCCAATCAAGCCGGAATCGGTCTTTGCTTGCAGAGATTGCCCAACGCTCTTATGGATCGTCTCGCTCAGGTTGAAAACGAGCAAGTCCATCTGAAATGCTGCCGCAACTTTCGTAGCAAGCCAACGCATGTATTCGCGCCGCATTTCATCGCGTGCGGTGCGCGTGAAGTGAATAAAATTCGGCGGTTGCGAGGTCGTGCCGCTCTCGGGATCATAGCCGCCGCCGCCAATAATCGCCACATCGCGTGTGCCGGCGATATCCGTTTCCCATTGATCGCGGAACGCATCCACTTTTTCGGGAGGCCAGCCACCGCCGAGGTACAGGATGCCGCTCGGGGCTGTTTCCTTCATGCGCCCGAACTCAAAATCTTCGCCGTACAGATCGGCCTCGACCGTATCCATGAGCGTTTCAAGCGGAGATAAACCGACGACGCTACACGACCGCGGGCGGGCCATCATGTAGATCATCTCGTCGTTTTTGTATTGCGCGATAAGCTTGCCGTCGCGGAATTGATGATAGCGCACCATTTTCGGGCTGCTGCCGTTCCACTTCGGGTCGGGAGCAATTTCCTCGCCGGGCACCGACCACAGGGCGGCGATTTTCCCGCCTGCCTTCCTCTCTATCTCAACGCATCCGGCATCCAAAATGAGGATGTCTTCCACGAGCATGCCGAGGAGCGTGGAGAGCGATTCGCCCTTGTCGTTAATGAAAGTGAACAGATCATCCATCGCACTCACGATTGAGGCGTCAGGCTTCGCCTTCGGATCATCTCGTCGCACAATCGCCCAATCGGCTTGCGAGATTTCTTGCCGGCGGCGGTTGATCGCGATGCTCGTCCAGACGTTCGTCTCCGAGAATCGGCGCAATGTACGCGCACCACGCTTCGCCCCATGAACTCCCCAATTCGTCTGACCGGAGACGCCCGCCGCGTAGTATCCACGCGACGGAGCCTTTGGGGTACGCACGGAGGGAGAGAACAGGGCAGACGAAGCCGCCCGCAGGCGTTGGATAAACGACGCCATGCGGGGCCTCCGTGGATGCGCTAGGGGGTTATGTCATTGCTGAGTTGGCTTGATCGCGAGCATCACGCACTAGCCGAATCATTTGCGGTACGCTTTTCGATTCGATGATTTCTCGAGTGAGAAAATCGGCTTGGACCGCGAGGTTCGACAACTCGGGGAACAACGTCTCAAAGGAATCACTTTGGACTGCTCATCCATATTTCGCAACCATCTTCAACTCGCACTCGGCGTGAGCAACAAGGAAATCTCTTGCTTCGGCACTCGCCAGAGTTCGCCTCAATGCCGATTGTCGCGATGGAGCGACAATGCGATTTTCATCGGGGCGGAAAATCGAGAAAGCATCCAACTGCGCTGCATGTTGCGAGCAGGCTAGCGAGACGCTACCGTATAACAGGGGCCCGTTCATTCAATCGCCTTCGTATCGGCAGAACGTGCAACAGCATGATCTTTTTCGGGAATCGGCTCGTAGCTATCTTTCGCACCATACTCACGCTTGATGAAGCCTTGCTCCTTGGACGGGGCGAAGTGTTGGAGCTGCAGGAGCGTGAGAATTTGGCTCGTGCAAGTCTCGATACGCCTAACGGCTTCCTTGAGCGCGCTTTCCATGCGAGGCTTTTTCGTTGCACTTTTACGCACGGGTTTCGCAACATTTTTACGAACGGGATTTTTCTTGGCGGCGGTTTTCTTCGAAGCTTTCTTCATGACCCCACCACCATCAAAAAAACAACGTCTTGAGGACGAACACTCGCCTCGCCAAAACTCACCAACAATATGCCATCACAACCAGCGCGGTTAATCTCAGCCTCTACAGAATTGTGTCTCTTGGATGCGTCTTCCATGGAGTCACATTTCATGCGATAGTCTCTCACGTTGCCTTCATGCGTTACGCCCATGACAAGTTCCCATGAAATCTGCGCTTTCTCGATAGAAGCAATTCCTAATTTACAATCACGCTTCAGCGCATGATGAGCGTGGAATATCCGTAAGTGCTCCTCTGGGCTTATAAGCCCTTGCACATACAGATTGTCTATATCAATCAACATGCATAAATCCTACAATGCCATGAAAAAACACGCAAATATTCGAAAACGATGTCGCTCTCATGGGCTTGATTCCTGGCCTATGGCTCTCAAAAGCGCCCTGAAAGCATCTTCTTGCGGAACGCCCTCGCGAATAACGCGCCGACTTAGAAGTGCAAACCTTTTCTTGAAACGCAATACACGACTTTTTTTCCTGTAATAATTATCACTTGTTACCTTTGCATTACTTGGCAATGATAAAGTCAAATCTTCTCGCTTTACTATGTACTCCTCGCCTCGTGGAAAAATGATCTTATAAGACTTCCCGCTTCCCCATAGTGGAACGATCTTGACCGAAACGAACCAATCACCTTCAAGGTGATAATATGCTTCTTCCATTCCTAATTTTAGCAGGAAGCGTTTTCCACTTGCAACCGCAAGAATTTCTCGTCATGCGCCTTACGAGCATCGTCAATTGCGATGAGCTTGCCCTTATATCCAAAGTACGGATTCATCCTGTATACATGGCCGCTTCCAAGGCGAGTGCCGCGCACGACGATGCCCGCCTTCACGAGCTTTTGAATCGAGGCGTTGACATGATTGCGCCGCATGGCGAGCTTGTCGCCCACCTCACGCTGATTCAGTTGACGCCATTCGTTTTCAAATCCGATCACGCCGACCAGGTAAAGCAAAACGCGAAGATTTTGCCACTTGAAATTTTTCTGAAGAGCAACATCGAGCAGGCCCGCTTGAAACATGACAAGGTGAGGCTCTTCCAGGGCCTTGGTATGCGGCTTCTTTGGCTTAACGGGCGAGAACGCGAAGACGCCGTCGACAAGCTCCCCGGTCTCTAAATCAACCGTGCCGAGGTTCCGACTGACGGACGCCACTACGCGCCCCCTTGCGATTCAACTTGAGACAAAAGGAGTACGCCTACACGTACGCTGAGTACTTCCAGGCGTAACATTTCGTGCTCATCTCTATCGTGTATCGTGTAGGGAGAAAATGACGCGAAAATCGGAAGATCGCGCGTTCCCCAGGTTGACCCGCAAGCACGATGAAGCGAGAGACGCTTCACGAACGCGCTCCGGCCTCCGCAATCTCGATGCACCGTGCGGTCTTGCGCTCGTATACCGTCCCCGGAGGGTAGCAGACACGGCAAGGGTACGCTCCACTACGTTCCGCCGCTACGCGCCCTTGCCGTGCCCGCTAGCGCTTCGCGCGACGGTATACGGCGAAGACCTCCTACACGGTGCAAAGAGGCGAGAAAGCATGCCTACGTGCTTGCATGACGGGACCGGCTCTACCAGCCTATCCGGTGCAAATGGGCGGCGTCGGTCCGCAGAACAACTCATACCATGCGGCCAATTCACGCGGCCACCAAAGCGCGTATCCACCATCCTTGACCGCACTCAGGATACGCTTCGCAAGCTCTTCCGGGATCGTCCCGTTGAGCATGTACGTGCGGAGTTTCTCCTCGTTGCGCTTCTCGCTTGCTTCCGTCGCAATGAGATGATGTAGGCAATCACCGCAAGCCTTCGCATCAAGCTTTGCGATGCCAGCAATGGCATCTACGTTGACGTGAACCCCGTAAAGACAACCGAGCCTATGGGATAGCACCTCGTCAACAGCGGTCGCCCACCGCATGAAGTCGATCTCATCGAGGGAGTATTTCAAGCGCTTTTCTATCACTTCTATCTCCGATTTTTCGCAATGGCGAACGACATTTCGGGTGGCTTACGGAAGACCACCGGCCACTTGCGCACGACGAAATAGCCTATGCCGTCGCTCATGTGAGTGCGGAAAATTTCCTTACTCCGCGTACCGTGATCGAGCTGCCTCGTCCCTTCCAACCAGTGCGTTTGTTGCACGTCCTCAATGCTGTGACCGCATCGCGGATGAAAGATCGTGCCGACGTTGCCTGCGGCATCCAAAAGCTTATGATTGAAAGCATTTACCCGATCCACGATCGCGCCGTTTTTCAGTGGAACGTGCCAGGTTTTGTGATACTTGGCAAGGCGAGGGTCGGTTTTGAGCATGCCCCAATCCGAGTATCCGACCGCCGAGTTCCGATTGTCGCCCGAGGCATCGCCGTAAAACTCCACCTCGACGGGAAGCTCATCTTCGCCGTAATGCTCACGGACCCAATCGTTGAATGCGTCGATCATTCTATCGGTTGAGCCGTCGCGGATGCGAATCTCATCGAGAACATACACTACTTCACGCTGGAATCCGAAGATCGGCTCCGGGAGCGTGTGGTATTGCATGATGACCGCTGCCCGCGGATCAACGCCGAAATCGTGAGCCCAAACGAGCGGGTTGTTTTTGGCAAGCTCAGGCAAGCCGTTCTCGTCGATGTAAGGAAGGATCTGTGCCGACGTTCGGGTGTTCGCCGGGGTAGCAACGTGGCGCGTACGGAAGAACGAGGTATACACACGACCAACGCCGACATCGCCGGATTCGCCAAGGACCTCAATGCGGAAGACATCCTCCGGCATATCGCGCCGAAGTTGCTCGATGAACTCCTCACGGTTCGCCATGAGATAATTGTCAAACGTTGAGACGCGCCAAACCCGAACCGTTGCACCGCTATCGTCTTGCGCCGGATCATATCCGTCTTTCGCGATAAATTTTTTGTGCAGCCAATGCGTTGTCGTCCACGGAGGGTTTGCCGTGCAACGCATCTGCGCGTGCATACGGCAAGCGGGCAATCCATCTTCGCCGCGATATCCATACGCGGCCAGTGCTAACGGCGAGGATCGATTGCGTCCGTAAAGAAACGTGAGCGCCTTTTCACCGTTCTGCCACTCCTGAAGTTCATCCGCCCAAATGGAATCCAACTCAACCGATTTGAGTGCCTTATACGCATTGTTCGCAACATACCAAACGGTAAATTGATGCCCCTTTAACGGGCTTCCAAGCATTGTTATGCTCAGATCGGTTTTATTTTGTTTCCAATGTTTGTCTTCTTTATAACCGTAGTCTTTTAGTTTCTCACGGAAGGTGTAGCATGCGCCTTCTTTCGCCTGCTTAAACGTACCGGAAACGATTCCCGAGCGAGAGATAGGCCACTCATGCGAACGATCGAGCAACCACTCTGCGGCGCTAAACGACTTCCCGGAAGATATGCCGCCGACAACAACGCCAGTTTTCCCAACAAATGCGTGAAATTCTCCCTGCCACTCGGTTACATCCGTTTCGACGATAACCGTTGCCATGCTGCTTCTCTTGCTGTTTTATCTCTTGAGTCCGGGAGTTACGAGGATAGCCGAGTCTCTCGCAACAGGTTTTGGAACGATGTTTTTTCGTATCTCGATGGCAGTAACGGGATCTTCTCCGGTGCTATCGGCTGAAGCGTCACCATCTTGCAAGCCGCCGATTTGCCGCGACTTCTCAATTGCTCGTCCCACGCCCATAATGACGGCATTAAAGACATCGGCCGCACTCTGCTTTTCGCTCGGGGTTATATCGCCGTCTATCCCTTTTTGTAGCATTTGCTCGGCATAATCCATGAGCATTTTCGCGAGCTTACCATGGCGCTTGAGATCGTTTTCGATCTGCGCCTTCATGCGGCTAACCGTTCCGTTGGCTACAGCGTCTTCCATCGCTTGGCGCGTCGCCATGTTGATGACGTTGCTCTTTGCGCGCTCCTGAATTGCCCGTACATCGGTCGGTGACACCTGTACGGAAGCCTGTACGATCCAGGGATCACCCCTGTCACGATCTCGATCTCGTGCGGCAATGAGCGTTGGGCGACGAATATCGAGCCGCCTGGCAACAGAAGCCATCGGCTCTCCACCCTCGTAAGCCTTGCGCGCCTGAGCAAGCGCCTCGGGTGCTAACCCCTGCCCCTTCTTCTTAAGCGGCATCTCCATCTCGCTCATCACATAATCTCGCTACCCAGCCCCCGGCGGCCCTCAAAAAAATCTCTCGGAGCCCTATTGACTTCACCTGTCCCTATGATATCATAGGGACACAAAAGAGAGCCGAACGACTGACATCGCTCGACTCCAGCACCCGAAGCTGTGAAAGAGCCTCGAATGCAAAGTGAAAATTCCTTGATCGCTCAAGTGATCCTTGAGCAGGTCTCCGCGTAATGGCCTGGGGACGCAGAACGGGGAGCGATAAGCTCCCCTCCCACAACCACGACTACTCAAGCGGCTTCGATCGTAAGAGCGTGGATTGCCCGCGATGCAAGATCAACGCCGCCACGACAGGGCAAGCGATTCACACCTGTTCGCACGGCGGAGCGTTCGGGCGCCGCGATCCGCAGTGTGAGCGCTGCCAGCAACTGACCGAGGGCATCAACGTGGCAACGGCAACCGGCTCGAAGATTGCCGGCATGCGGCGCGCGGAAGAAATCCGCATCAAAGCGATTCGCGCACATCAATGCTCACGGTCTAATTGCGGCCCGGTTTGCACAGCTTTCGATTGGTGAGCATCGCTCACCATCATTTCACTTCACTCACCCCAAGGAGACTCACGATGACCGCTGACCAGATCGCCTCGTCGCACGAGATATGTCCGACACATCCACTCTACTACCGTGGGCACTGCGCCTCATCGCACGAGGAGTGCGCTATATGCGCCGATCGGGAGAGGCAGTCGAGGAGAGCCGACGGGCTCATCCGTGCGATGGGCGGGCTCAATATGTACCACGCCGTCCCCACCCGCGCGAGCATCCTCTCGGAGATCCCGGACGACGAACCGCTGCGTGACCGCATCGCGGATGCGTTATGCGGGCTCGGCTACGCGGATTTTTATCGCGACGTCGCCCTCGCGGCGATGGGCTGGCATCTCGTGGTACAGGGCATCGTGCAGCGCGAGGTATGTCATGGCTAGCCGCACGCGGGAGGATCGGATCATCGCCGCCGTCCCGTGCAGCGTTTGCGGCGCGAAAATAGGCGAGCTATGTGATTACCTCCGCGCGCCGCAGCTCGGCGGCATAGTTTCCCACACACCGCGCCGGAAGGCGTGGCAAGCACTAAAAGCCACCCAGGAGACTCAGGCATGACGACAATCTACTATCTCGACCAGACCATCTGCACGGAAGGTGTGCAATCCGGCCTCGTATGCGACGAGGCGCTGATCATGGCGCGCCGCATCGCCGCCGAGACACGTCGCTCCGTCATCGTCGAGGACCCGGAGGCTGACGAATACTACCGCATAACGCCTGCCGGCCATATATGGCGCCTGCCGCCGGGATGGCAACATGCATAAGTTCATCGTCGGCGTCGATTGTACCGAACGCCAGCTTTACACCGTCGAAGCCCCTACCGAGAATGACGCCGATCATGCGTTGCGGCGTCACCTGCACCGGAGCGGGCTATGCGACGGCACAAGTGTCGATTTTTACAGCGCGAACGACTCAGAATATGACTTCTCGTCGATCCGTGTCGATACGGTGGAGGCGTTCGATGCCTGACCCCAAGCCCGGCAAGAGCACTTCCCCTCGCCTCTGCGCTTGCGGATGCGGCGAGGAAATTCCCGAAAGCGTCCTCTCTCGCGCACGCATGCTGGGCAAGGAAGACATCGTACGATACACCTCTCCGGTACATCGTGAACGCGCGAATAAGCGCGCAACACGCGCACGAAAGAAAGCTAAAAAGACGAGCGAATGATACCGCCACCTTAGACGCTGAAGCGCCTCCGAGATGAGAGGCGCTTCTTTCCGCCTAGATGCCTTCGCTTGCCGGCGAAGCCTTGGCTTTTTCTTCCTCGATCTCGCTAATCTCAATCTTGTACTTTTTCCCGGCCTCGAGGAGCCCCGCCGGATGCGTCACCGAAAGATGCGGCACAGGGTTTTCGGCTTTTTCAGCTTCCGCTTTTTTGTCCTCACCACTCAGTTGGCGCGTGAATTGCGCCCGGTGCTCATCACCATAATGTTCGTGATCGTGGCAAACGAAAACGCCGCTTGATTTCAACATTTCAACTCCTACTTACATGGTTACATTTCGTTCGATGCTCGTCGGCATCATCACGCTAAACGTCACTTCCGGCGGAGCTTCCACTTCGAGAGTAACGCTCGTCGGCATGAGACAATGTAGAATGATCGGATTTTTTTCGAGACTCGGCAGCGAGGAGCCGAAAAGCGATTCGATGAGCGCCGCGATACCGTCGACAACGCCGCGAACGAAGCGTTGCGGACCACGCCGGAGCGCATCCATAGGCGCGGCCAAAGCATCCGAAGCCGAACGGATGAACGCCTGCGCGCTGCGGGAAACACTCTCCGATACGCCGCTCACCGCGTCGCTTATCGCCCGCAGCGCGATCGTCTGCCGGGAAACCGCGTCGGTTACTCCAGCGATAGTATCGGCGGCCGAACGGGGTGCCGCTACCGCGCGCGAAAGAGCTTCCGCGGGAGAATCAATCCCATCTGCCATAGCCCGCGAAAACGCCTGGGGATCTCGCGTCAACGAATCCGAGACGCTGCCAATACCATCCCCGGCGGTGCGGTTTATCGCTTGCGCGCGATCAAGGGCATCGCTTACCGTATCTATGGTATCCGAGGCCGCACGTTGGCGAGATTGTGCCTCACGGGTGAGTACGTCATCGACGGCAGGGAGAGCATCGCTCACGCCGCGCTCAAACGCTTGCGGCGAACGCGAAACGACATCCGCTAGCCCATCCACGTCATCTGAAGCCGTACGCTGAAGCGCGCTCCGCCTCTCTACGGAATCCGATATCCCACCAACGCTGTCCGAGGCCCCACGAACAACGGATTGGGCTTCCCTCGTTGCTGCGTCAACAACGGCCGATAGCTGATCTGATGTCGCGCGAGCAAACGCCTGCGCTGATCTCGCGACGAAATCAGAAACGCCGTCGAGCGAATCAGATGCGTCTCTTGCTGCATGCGATAGGCGCGCTATGGAATCCGCGATGGAGTCAACGGCGTCGCCTGCCGAGCGTGGCGACGATTGAATTTTCGCAAGGCTTTCGCTGATTACATCGAGCGAATCCGACGACGACCGCAAGAACGCTTGTGCATCCCTAACAACCGAATCGGAGACGCCATTAAACTCATCGGAGCTTGTACGATCGAAGGATTGCGGCGAACGGTCAACGAGATCGGAAGGCGAAGGAACCTCATCGGTTGCTGCTCTCTCCGAAGATTGGGTTTTCGTCGTCGCTTCGCTGATCGCTGAAACAAAATCGGAGATATCGCGCGAAAATAACTGACCGGGTCGATCGACGTAGTCTACAACCCCATCAATTTCATCAGCCGACGTTCGCGACACCGATGCAACACGCGCAACGAACTCGTTGAGGAAATCTACGTAATCAAACGCGGCTCTTACCGCAACTTGCGCCTTTGAGAGCGATTCATTTACGGGGTCTACCGCATCCGAAACTAATCTTTCAAAGGCTTGATTTGCGCGGCTTACGGAATCAGAAACCGGCCCCATTGCATCCGAAATGCCTCGCGAAGCCGTCGCGGTGCGATCGAGAGAATCAAGAACACCGGAAATCGCATCCGCGACATCTCTCGCGATGGATTGAACCCTAGTGATCGCCTCTCCGATGGAACCAACTGTGTCGGACGCCGTGCGAGAAAATGTCTGGTGAGCCCGCGTGACGCTGTCAGAGGAGCTAGCGATTACATCCGACGCGATTCTCGTTGACGAGGCAAGGCGTTCAACGGATTCATTGAGAGAGGTAAGAGCATCCGAAGATGCGCGCGCGAACGTTTGAGGGGCCTTCGCTACACTGTCGGATATGCTCCCGATCCCATCAGAAGCCATCCGTGTGCGCGCTTGCGCCCCTCGCGTAACAGAATCCGATGGCGAAGAAACGGTATCGCTTGCGGTGCGTGCCGAATATTTCGTTTTTGAAACGGCGTCGCTTACGGCTCCAACACTTTCTGAGGCAGCGCGCGTGAAGCTTTGATTCCCCTTTGCAACGCTATCCGAAATCGAAGAGAATGCATCCGAAGCGGTAACCGTGTTCGATTGGATAGCGCCGATCAAGCCTTCCCAAATGCGGACTTCCGGCGAATTTCCGTTCGTGAAATTCCACGTAACCGAAGAAGAAATGCCCGTTACGACATCGGTTGTTATGGGACCAATCGCAACAAAAAGAGAGTCGTAGTTCGCGATATACCCGTCGCCGACGCCTGATGCGTAAGACGAGTATTGCTGCGTCCAACCCGATGTAAACGCGTTAACTTTGCAATGCGTGTTTACCGACGAGAAAACAATCGGAAGACAATTGAGAACGGTAGGCGTGAGCGTTCCCGTCGTTCCGACGTTACTTCCGCCGGTTCCGTTATCAACAAGTGTGCCGTTTCGGTTGAGTAACTGGGAGATATTTTGGATTACGGGGCCTTGAATCTCGACGACGACCGCCGACATGTAATCAGACCCCGCGCCGCTTGCGGTCGCCGTATACGACGTACCCTCGCCGCTCGCAATTTTCCCGAATAGCGTGAGGCTCGCTTCGCCGCCGGATTTTGACGCGATAAGCGTGAAGCCAGCAGGCGTGTTTATCGCGTTACCGTGAGCACTGAAGACGGCCAACAGAACGGCGTTTCCGTTCACCGGAGCCGTGAGGCCGGAAACGGTGATGGACGATTGCGTGCCCGTGCCGTCCGCTTGTTGGCCTTTTATTTGCTTGACCGAGAGACTCACGCGAGCGCCCTCTCTCGGTCAATACTGGTTGATAGTTTTTGCTCTTAGAGGGTTATGAGCCAAGTCAGCAAGCTCGCATCTCCCGAGGCATTCACGTAAGCCGGAGCAGAAAGCAACGTTTCGAGCACAAGCAATGAGCCGGCAGCCGCTTTCGAATTACACAAAACGGCTTTCTGAATCGTCACTAGCGAAGAACCGGAATATGTCCACGTATTTTGGAATTGAATCTGACCGGCGCCGGGAAACGTCGGTTGAATAAATGCGCGCGCAAGGCCGTTCGTGGTGGGTTCCGTCGCGCTTGCGCTCGTGGTTCCATCGCCGAATAACCCATCCGACGTACGGAGCACGTCGCCCGCGGCTGCCGCAGCCGAATTGGTAGAGAGGCCGATCCATGTTGCAAGCCCGGCCCACGGGATGATTGAGTAGGTATCCGTGCCGCCGGGGGTGCTACCCGCCGCGCCGGATGAACTCGTGAGCGATGTCCACTGGTCAACGGTTAGCACCGTCGCCGTATTGGACACGATGACGCCGTATACGCCTGCGGCATTGCAAACGACGACCTGACCTTGAAGGCTTGCGTTTGGGCCACCGGAAGTGGGAAATGCCGCGCCCGAGTTCGTGAGCGTCGTTGCGCTCGTCGCCGTCGCGCTTCCGCTTACGCCGGTGTAAGCCGTCGCGTTCGCGGTAATATTTCCGAACATCGTGAGACGCTGCCACTGATCGCGGCCCATCGTCGTGCGCAAATTTTGCGAGCGGCGTACCGCGCTAAGAGCAGGCTTCCAACGCATCTCATCGAGATCGATGGGCGTGCCCTGGTAACGCCAATGCGCGGAGACGGCAATCTCACCGTTTGCATCATGCGTTGCTTCTACGTATTCGCAACCGAGCGAACGAAGGTAGCCTTCACCTTGGGGCCATCGCTTGTCGCTAAGACGGATAGGCCGATCTTGATAGACCCAATAAGCTTTTTCTTCGCTCTCCTTTACAAGAGAGCAGCCCATGGACGCGAGCTTTTCTCCGCTAAAAACAAGGTACTCAACGGGGTCTTTCTGAGGGTTATATCCATTTTCGTATCCAACCCTGTCGAGTATCCCCCTCGACAACAACGCCCTATCTTCACGATCATGCGCAGGATTTTTCCGATCGCGTACTCGCGTGCCGGAGCCACCAAGTTCAGGGATTGCGTCAACGATCATGAGGGTGAATCTCCCGTAAGTTACTTGCGCGCTTCCACGCAGAGAAGTTTTTTGCACGATTTTGAAGACTCGTTGTAGCCGGGTCCAGCAAAAATCAATTGCGTTTCGTAGTTGTCAGGTTGAGAAAAATCAGACTGTGCAGGCGTATATTTAGCGTACCGTATACCATCTAAATCAGGCTGAACCGTTGGGATGATGGGAACGCGCGCGCCTGTTGTCCTTCCAACGAAAACAATTTCTATGCTCGTAATATCAGTAGGGATGGAAATTCTTGTATCCACTCCATTGATTATTTCGTAGCGATACACATCGATCACCGGCTTGCCGACATCTCCAATATTGAGGTCAGCCATGAGGTGCTCCTAAAAATGTTTACGCGAAGGCTTGCGCGGGCATCAAATTCCCATTGTATTCAACGGCTTTGCACTCATCACAACGGCCATCATTATTTTGCTGATCGCTCTGCGGAATTGGGTCACGGCACCATCGGCATTTTGGCTCAGATGTCACGGCGATTCCCGGCGCTTCCATATAAGGCGAATTTTTGCTGAGATGCGTACTCGGCCCAAATACGCTGTCGCGCATTCCGGCATATGACCTCGCGACGCAATCGCTTCTCGGAATCTTTGATGAAATTAGCTTTTTGCATCATGCGGCTTTGCTATCGCGGCGGCTTTGCCGTCCAGGTAATCTTGTTCGGCTTGCGTCCAACGCTTTAGGAACGTTGCGAAAGGCTCTTGACCCTGTAGGCCGCGGTCGTTCCACTTCGTCAGCGTATTGGGGTGAATGCCGGCGCTTTTTGCTGCCTTAGCATACGTCGCTCCCGATTGACGCGCTCGACAAAGCGCCTCTACAACTTCAACCGTGCATTTCTCGACGGAAGCTGTGTGCATGCGGTTGATCTCCAGAAAACAAAAAAGGCCGCCTATTTTGGCGCGCCTTCGTGCAGTGTGAAATCCGTGTGAATCCGGTGGGGACTTTTTAAGTCTCGCCCTCTGCGAAAGAATGTACCACGGAATCCTTTTCTTCGCAAGGGTTTCCCGTGACCTCATCGTTATCGCGCCGATGAATGCGCGCACCATCTTGCTCGTACGCGAACTTCGTCAACTCTTGCGCGAGAGATCCCGGACGACGGCGAAGCTGCGTAGCATCCGCTTCGTTCAACCCATAAATTTCAATGCCGATGCTCTTATTTTTCACCTTGCTTCTCTTGCGGCGCGGAATAAGCGGCACTTGTTTCGTTGCGATTTTCTGCGCGATCTGTTTCGCGATCGAGCAGGCAAGGCCGGGATTCCTTCCATAGAACTCCCGTACACCGTGCGTAAGACCGCGAACGTGCGCGCGCACGAGCGGAGAGGCGGACTCCCCTTCCTTTACCTTATACTCTTTGACCGGCTTCACGGGCTTCTTCTGCGGCCTTTTGCTCTCCGAGCTTGACCCGCGCGGCGTACGCGCTCCCGGTTCCCCCGGTGCCATGCTCATAACTATCTGCGCGTTTGGACGGCCATCTTCATCGATCCAGCTTTCGCGATCCGGCCGCGAATCACGCCACGCTTGGAACTCTTCCTCGGTTTCGAAGCGCGGGAAAAACTGATAAGACTTCCCGCCGCGGGCGCAGCGCGGATCGATCTCCGCGAAGATGTCTTCTACGGATTCGGGAATCTCGGGCTCTACGGCAATCTCCGACACTCCGGCATGCGCCGCCGCGAGCGCCGCTTCGTCAATCTCCACGTTCGCGGCCATGCCGCCACGCCTCTTACTCATGACGGGCGAAACGGGTCCTTGCCAAGCGGCATCGGAAATTGCTCCTCATCTCGCGCATACGAGCTTCCCATTTTCTTCTTTTGCGCCCAGGCGTTGAACGCTTTAACGTACATCGCAGCTTCGCGGACGTTGCCGACATGGAAATGGCTGCGTCGATCCTTGCTCAACGAGCGGAGGCGGAGACGTGGGTCGCCCTCGTAAAGCCCTACCCCCGAATGAAGCCCGATCTCAAACTCCGAAGCATTGATCTGCGTTCCGTGAGCAGCCCTACGCGTCAACAGTACGCCGACGACGCTCGCCGTCAATGTTAAATTCAGAACACGCGCATAATCCTTGGTGCTATGCGAAAGCTTCCGACCGAATGAGATAGCGTCGTCTAGGTCAGGAAACGCTTCAGCCTCTGCGTCGATTTGTTGGAACGACGGCGGCTTTTTATAGTTCGCATTCGCGATCTCGCCGATGGTAAGACGTTGCCCTTCACGCCAAGGATACTTCAGCGTAAGCAGCACGCGCATGACCGATGAAAACTCTAAACCTACGCGCGTTCCCGTCGCAACCTGCCGATGATCCGCATACGTCCGCTTGCGTCCGAGATCCATGACGACCTGAGATGCTTTATCCGCATTCCGTACGACGAGCGCCTGAATCGCTACGCCGGAAACCGATACGGCACGAACGCGGTGTTGCCCATTGATAAGGAATCCGTCCTTATCAATAACGATCGCATCGTTGGAAACGCGCCATTCGCCGCGTTCCATCGCACTGCCATATTCAAGGACGCGCGCCTCGCTCATGCGGCGGTTCGTGTTCTTTTCAAGGATACGGTCGGCCAGTTCCGGCGTGATCGTTTCAATGGCGGACGTTTCGGATGTATGATTCATTCCGCCTTATCGCCTCGCACGTATAACCTCTCCCAAAGCCGCATCCACTTGCTCCATGCCCAGACCACAAACCCAAGCAAGGGAGGAGCGAAAAATCCAAGCGCCGCTATTGCAACGAGAACACCAAACGCCTCCGCAAGCGCGCGCATCACCCTATTCGCTCTTTCCCGCTGATAGGTTCAAGAACGGCGTTCCCCCGCTCGTCACCTGGGGCAAATGCCCATCCCATTTGTCGATCGCCTTAAGCTGGACAAGCATCGGTGTAAGCGTTTGGTGCTGAAGCTTTTGGGATTCGGCTTGACCGCGCGCCTTGGTAATCGCCGTATCCGCCTCGGTTTTCGCGGTTATGAGATTCTGCTGCGCCGTCACCTTCGCTTCAATAGCGGCAGCGAAGTCTTTTGAGAATTGAAAATCCGTGATGAGAACTTGGTCGACGTGAACTCCGTACGGCTCAAGAACACCATGCAAGCTATTCTCAATAGCGGCCTTCGCTTCGTTGCGCCGCGTGATAAGCTCTTCCGCAGAAAAGCGCGCTGTTATCGACTTCACCGTCTCTTGAACGGTCGGACCGACAAGTCGCTCCGCGTAATCTTCGCGGAATTGGCCGTATACGTGAACGACCTTCCCCGGATCAAGGTTTGCGTTGAGCGTTACTTCGGTATCCACTTTTTGCAGGTCGCGTGAAACGGCGGAAGCCTTGACCTGCCAGCTTTGGATCTGCACGTTCATCGGCACGATCGACGTGCCGGCAAAAGGCGCGTACCAATAAAGCCCCTCGGGCTTCACTTCTCCGGTGGGCTTTCCCCAATCGAGCGTGACGCCGCGGTAGCCGGTTTCTATGGTGGATGCGCATCCTGAAAGGCTTACGACAAGGGCTATTCCTGCGATGATCTTCTTCATCGCTACTTGTACCGCTCGATGCATCCAACGATGCCCGGACTCCCCTTCGTGGGCTGCATCCCGATGACGTCGACGAACCCGCGCGCAACGCTCTTACGATGCAAGCCCTCCGTGTTCACGGTGTCGGCATCGAAGACGTGTATCTGCGTGGCCGCGCCGATGAGCTTCCCGACGTTCTCCGCGAATTTCAGACGGTCGGGATTGTCAACGTGGCCGGTGATGTCCGCACGCTGCAATATCGCGGCGCACGTTGCATTCGAGACGATCTGCGGCGTCGGCGCGGGGGCCGCTGCGGGCGTATGCTTCGCCACGATGAACGGGGTTTTCGTGGGCATCGGCGTGGGCGTAGTCGCCAGCGCAAAAATCAAGGAGATAAGCACTACTGCACCTTTTCTTTCGGGACGATCTGCGCAATGCGAAGGGTGAGGACGCTTCCGGCAAGCTTCTCCGGCTCGTTCGATTCAATGACCGGCAACGCGGATTTTATCGCACCGAGAATGTTTTTCGCAGGCACGACGTACTGCGCGGAATCGCTGGTGGATACGGAATATTTCGGCATGTGGTTATCCTAACGCGCAGCCATGAAAACGTGCAAATAACGATGAAGTTAGCATCGAACCAAGACACCTTCACTTGTTGTTCCGCCTATCTTTGGCGGATGATGTATGGCATCTAAAGCTGCGTTCGTATCGCCAAAAGATGGATCAATCTCATGCGTGAAGACCATCGCGAGATGCTTCTCGATGCAAGCGATCTGCGATTCATTGAATGTACGAGCGCGAAGGGGTTCAGCGGCACGATTGATCTCAAGAAATCCTTGAAGCCAATACGAGAAATCTCTGGAAGACAAAGCGCACAGACTCTCATCATAGGACCCTCTCGCATTCTGGACCTTGATAGAAATACACCGCGATATTTTTTCTACCATCGTTGAAAGCCGCTGACAGATAATAACTAAAATGCGGTATGGGCGGGAATGATGGCAGTATCTCCTTATCGCAAAACATACGCGCATCCATCTGCGTATGTGCGTACGGATAGCCAGCAAACCACCATTCTCGATCAGGCTTCTCGCTCAATGATGGGACGGTCCACCCGTCGTATGGTCCACCAACCATCCGCAGATCCCACTTCACGGAGTTCTCCCCTGATCGGCCTTGCGAGCGAATACGTTCAAGGCAATCCCAATTGCAGAAAAGACCACCATGACAACCGCAAATCGCTCAATCATAACCGCTTGCGGAGCGTCGAGCGTGAGCGCCACGTAACACAGGGCCGCATAAAACGAAGCAGCAACGACGAGAAGAACGTTCGCGACGGACTTAGGCACGAGTGGCACCCGCCGGAGCGATAACCGCAAGCAACTCGCTCCCCAAACGGAACTCGTCGCCATTCCCCTTCGCCCACTTTTCGGCAAGCTCGGATACGGCCTCAAGCGCCTTATCGCGTTGCGCGAGACGGCTCCGAAGTTCGCGGTTCTCGGATTCGAGTTCTTCGTTGTTCATCGGCTTAGAAGCCCCCATCCCGCTAGACCTATGAGTAATACCACCACGGCGAAAATCACGATCTCACAAAGAAAAGCGGCATCTTTGGGGTTCATCATTGCGCCCGTTTTGCGGCGCACGGCGCGCAAAGAACGAGCAAATTATCGAGGTGATGATGGCATCCATCAAAGCCGATATCATGATTGAGCTTGCGCGCATGAACCACGATCAATGCATGCTTCAATTGTAGGGCCTCGCGCGCAATCGTCCAGGTGTTTTTGTTGCGCATGGGGCCGAGAGCCGCAATTTCAGCCTTCGACGGCCGCCCGTCTTTGCCGCAGTCATCGCACTTCCCGCGCTCCAGCACTATCCACGCTGCATGCGACCACACATGCTCGCGTGCGTAGGTTTCCCACCACGGGCTAGTAGGCGGCGGCGGGTTCTCGACGGACATTTTCTGCAATGAGCAGATATCCACCGGCACCGAGTCTTGCGCAACAAAAAGGGGTTCCACTGTAGCGGCGCTTTACCGCGCCCGGGCTTCATACCTGCAATTTTTTAATTGCATAAAGGCAATTTTTCGGACCTGTGATTGCCTTTCACAGCAAGTCAAGCCACATCGCCTAGGCGAAAGCTCGACGCAGCCTCTCCGGCATTCCCGGTGGATTCATCTGAGGAACGATCGGGCGAAGCGTCCGCTGCGATTCCGTGGGATACTCGGGTTTCTTACTCGGCGGAATGATGATGAATCGCGCGCCTTCGCGATGGACACCACAAACGGCCCGCCAAACGCCGAGGGCATCGGTAACACGGTTTGTGCCGTCGTCGCGGCATCGCTCGCCACATGCCATAGCCTCGCAACGGGCTTGCGTGTAGAAGAACACCCGAACGACACGCCGCGCCCTCCGATTGATGAGCTTGATTTTTGGAAGTTTTCCTGTCACTAAATCCTCGTCATTCGTGCTGCCGTTGCTTCTTTTTTGGTCGCGAACACTCGGCAACCGGGGTAGCAATCCCACCACAAATTCCCATCGAGGGCGTAACCTTCTCCGTCCGGGTAAAAAGGATCTCGATCCGGGTGGTAATGTTGCTCGCGTACGGTTGCGGGAGTTATCGTATATCCCCCACGCCGCCCTCTATCGCGCACCCAAACCGTTTCGCCAACCTTGAAACGATATGTCACGGTGTCCTCAATATCTTCATCCCGAACCCGTCCGAATGGCATTCGCCGCGATGCCCGCGCCGTCTCTTGCACTCGACGATACGAACCTTCTCGCCGGGCTTCCACCCACTGATCCACCATTCGCCGCTCTTGATCTCGCCGTTCGCCCCGTACATGGACTTCAGGCAACGCCGACGCTGCCGCATTGATTGATTTTTCACGCGAAAGCCAAATTCAACTTCTTCTTCTTACCTTTCCCACGCCGGAATTTAGCGAACAGCCTTGATTCCATCGCCGCCTTCATAGCGGCAATCTCTTGGGCCGTTCTCACCGCAAGAAGCTCCAGCGTAATCTCCACGCGCGCCTCTCCGCCATCTTTAAGCGGCAATTCCTGCGGGTCGTAACATACCACGCGGTCATTGTGGTAATAAACTCCTTCGAGCGCATCGGCAATGAGGGGCGAGGAGGCCGCTGCATCGTGCTTCGTATTCCAAACATCAACCGTCAAGCGCACCAACCTCGGCGCGAGCATCTCCCGCGGCCACTCCGACGCGTTGCGCGCAGCCAAGCCGTACAACGCAACGCGCTCCATGAACTCGCGGGCCTCCGTGCGGAGGAGAATGCCTAACTTCGGGCCTCCTCGTGGGCCATTCCGGGCGTTCTTGCCGACAACTTTCCCCGGCACCTTGACGCGCACGATCATGATCGGCTCGCTAGCGATTCAATGCACCGACTAAGAAGAATTATGCATTCCTTTGGCGTCATCTGCGCCATGAACCAATCGACAGCGCCATCCTCAAGTCGACACGCATAAAAACCTGACCCACCAGCATCGGCACGTTCAACCATCTTTTCCAAGAGCGCTCGGTCTTCAGCTCTGAGGGTTCCGCGAGTTGCAGGTCGTTCGTGCAGTATCTCCACGAGCATATCATCAAGATTATGCGGCGTCTCCATGCTCACGCTGCCTCCTTCTTTTTCCGTTCCGGCTTAATTTCACGAACGGTTTCCGGCATATGCAAATCAAGCGCCATCTGTGCGGCTTGCTGTTTCGCGAGCCGTACTCTCAGGGATTTTTCGCGCTCCGCTGCGTACGTGGCGGCGAGACATCCATCTCCTCCGCATGTCACGTAGAGCTTGATTTTTTTTCCACAGATACAAACTTCCGATGTCGGCATATCTAAATTCCGGTAGCCGACCCACTTCGGCTTTCCCACTACACGTTAATCCCTTCAGCGCCCTTGAAGCGCAGCTTTATTTTCCTTGTTGCTTCCAAATCTAAATCATTGAAAGACATCCCCAAGCGCGCCGCGATGCGTGCGACGATCACGAAGACATCTGCGACTTCCTCTCTCGCCTCCAATAAAGCGGGAGGATGGGCCAACTCCGGGAAGGATCGTGCATAATTGTCGCGCTTGATCGCATCCTCCAGCTCTCGGAGTTCCTTGCGTGCATCCTCAACCATCACCAAAAGACTACGCTCGGATGGACGCCACCCACGCCGATGCCGTAGGTTAAGTTCCTCGGTCTTCGCGACGAGCAATGCCGCTCGCGATGGAGTTTCTTCGATGCGTTCGATTTCTTCGATGAGCGCCGCTACATCTAACGCACTAAATCCGATATCCGTGTTGGCGTCTGATTTCCAGGACCCGTACCGCGCACGTATCGCAGGCACGTCGTAGGAGACGATCTCCACCGCACTCCCGCTCATGCCGCGACCTCACGCCGCACAATAACGCCTATGTCGGAAAGCGGCATCATTTCGGCACCAGGCCCGTCTCAAGATACGCCGCAACCATGACGCGCTCGATTTTCCACGATGCGCGCCCAGTTTTCTTTGCCTCTCGGTTCGCGGCTTTAGTGATTAGGGCTTGTACGTTGTCGGGGATTGTTTTCATTTCACGGCCTCCAGGAGCGCGGCAAGCACTGCCCGGCCTGCAAAGGCATAGTGGTCTTCCGGCGTCGGTGCTATGTCAACGGTTTGGAGTGCGCGGTCCCACATTCTCCGAGCCATTGAGGATGCGAACGCATCATCGTCTTTTTCGCAGACTTCGAGCAATCGCAGCGCACGAGCAATGAGGTCGCCATGTTCCGTAGCAAATTCGTGGACCTCATCCGCACGAGCTTCTGTTATGGGCATGCCGATTTGATCGCTCTCTACGTCCCATGCTTTTTGCCAAGCACTATGTAGGCGCTGGAACTCGGCTGCGAGAGATTCTTTCGTTTCACTCATGCGGCACCGGGCCGACGAAAGCACCGTTCATGGCGACGGCTTCGGGGTCAGCGTGAGCCGCGACACATATCGGACATTGGCAATGATCCCCAATACGATGCACCTCTCCGCACACAAGGCAATCCTCCGACTTCATAGCCTCGATCATCGTGGCTTCCGCGTTGCCGCAAGCGATGGAGTAGCCAGCAACGGCCTCTTTCTCGAATCCGGCTTGCGGATGCACCGCGCTCCACGCTGCGATAATTTTGTTGATGAGGTTGAGTTTATGCACCGCATCGCTGTACGCGATGGCGAGTTTCCCGTGAAGCTCGCGGGCCTCGTCGCGTTCGTCTTCGGCAACATTGAGCGCGCTAAAAAGTGCGTCAACATCCAATGCGCTGAAATCAACGCAGCTAATCGCCTTCATTTTCCAATCGTCGAGACGACCGCGGATCTCCGTGATTCGCTCTTCAGATGTACGGCTGACGGCAACGAAGTCGGTCATCAGTCAATCTCCTTCGGGTGTCCAGCGACATGCTCACGCCATTCCTCGGGCCACAGATGCCCGGCGCGTGGCTCGTCGTTCTCAGCCGGACAGTGGCAATATGATGTTGCGGCAGCGGCGCCGACGGAGCGACCGCGAGGTGCCTTTCGTTGGTCACACGCCGGGCATATCGGCATAGCCGTGCATTTTACTTCGGTGCAATCCGGCGTGATGTAGCACTCCGAACAAATCCCGTTTTCGTCAATCACGTCGCCACCTCACTTGGAATAGTGAGCGGAATCATGTCGGGAGTGATTCCCCCATGCATCCCACACGACGCCGCTAAAAACCACGCTGCCGCGTTCCAGTCAAACGCCTCGTCGCTCATTTGAGCAGCCTTCGAACGTCCTGGAGCTTGCGTTCGTTTTCGCACCGAATCTCTTCGCGCATCAGATCTTCCGGTTTTATCGCGGAAACGGCTATCGGACGTTGCAACTGCGCTACCAAAACTTTCACGCTGCTACTTCCTTTCGATCCACTCGAGCACACGCAGTATTTTATCTGCGACGAAAATCCGTATTTTCTCTCCGGTCGTAAAATCATGACCAACCGGCTCGGCAAAAAGCATGATGTCGGACGCGCGAACCTTGAAAATTTCGGCGTATTTCTCGACGATCTCCGGCTCTGCGATATCGCTTCCGTTTTCGATGTTCAGAACAACACCCTCGGCCACGCCGAGCTTATCCGCGAGTTCGCTCGGCGAAAGATGGTGATACGTGCGGAGCATACAGAGCGCGCGGGAAACCATGTTTTTATTGGTGTTCATCGCGCCTTCAATGCCTCTTCCAGCGTGAACCGAAGATCGTCATCGAGGTCTTGCGCATTCCGCAATAACCACGAGATATAGGAAGGATCATTCCGAGCAATATCGTCAATCAGCTCCCCGCGATGTTTTCCGAATCGAAAATTTCTCACCTTGATCGGACTCGCAGCCAACGAAAGCAGTTCGCCTAAGTCGTCATTGCCCGCCGTATCTAGGCGATATAATGAAAGCAGCTTGTTCAAGACAAACCATGTAACCAAAGCATCTGCCTTGGCGCGGTGTGGTACAAGGTTACGCATTTGCTCATTGATATGAGCCCGATCAAGCTCACTAAGAAACGCGTACCGCAACACTTGGTTTCCGAATCCCGGCATCTGCGGAGCAAGATGCTGCGCGAGCCTTTTCGTGCAGAGCACACTTCTTCCGGCGAGGCAGGGGAGGAAACTCATGTCGAAGGCAGCGTTGTGCGCGACAACGACG